CTAATTTTCATCGCAACAAAACAAGATAAGCTTACCCCAGATGGTACTGCAACTGCGCCTGGATCAACAACTGCAACAGCAGAACAATTGTTCCTAGTTAGCAGCCAGCGTGAGCTTCTACAAACATTCGGCGATCCAGATTTTAACGAGATCGGCGGAACAGCACAGCATGGTTATCCTCTTAACGAGTTCGGCCTACTAGCAGCATACTCTTATCTAGGTGCAGCTAACCGAGCATACGTAATTAGAGCAGACCTTGATCTAGCAGAACTAGATCCTACAAGCATAGCACCAACGTCAGCGCCAGCAGACGCTACATACTGGAATAATACAAATAACTTTGTTCCAGGTTTGTTCAAATGGGCTAGTGCAGGTATTTGGAATGCAGTAAACACTTCTACAGTAGAAACAACGTTATTAATTGCTGATGGTGCAGCAGAACCTTCAAGTGGTTATGCTAATGGTATATTTATTGCTAACTTTGCTACAGCACTATCAGCACCCGCAGGTGAACAGGTTGATCCGCTAGGCGGATTCCAGTACATGGAACGAGTTTCAGGTGTATGGCGCTTGGTAGGCGGCTCATCGTGGCGTGGTGTCGGTACTAATGATTTTCAATGGTCACCTCACAACTTTATTCCTACACTAGCAAGTGATAATGCGACAGGTCTTGATACTAGTTCATACTGGCTCAAATCATCTACACCAAATAACGGCCTAAGTCTTGATGTAAGTCATTATGATTCATCACTAGCACAGTTTGTAAGTAACGGAGAGATTGGCATAGCTAATACTCCTACTTCATATTATGCACAGACAGGTAATGCGTCAAACACAGTAGCAGCAAATACAGTTGTCGGTTTCATTGATCGAATTAACTCATATGCTGGTGCAGATGAATTACCGCACACACCTCAGGTACTATCTGAGGCAACAGTTGAGTTGAAAATTCATAGTGGCGCTACAAGCTTATCTGTTACTAGTTCAGCAGCACCAACATTCCCGATTACAGATGATACAATAACATCATTTGATCTTAACGGAACGACAACAAGTGATCTAGCAGGTATCGCAGATATTGATGCATTGGTTATTTTCTTAAATGCTGATGCAGCACTAACAGGCGAAGGTATTGTAGCAAGTAAATCATCAACAGATTTGTTAATCTTAAGAGCGGCAGACGGCCGTGATATTATTCTTTCAGCATTCACAACATCAATCGCAGGCGAATTATTTATTGATGTAGGTACGCATTATCCAGCAGGAACGTATACATCATCTAACTTCTCAGCGATTACGCTATATGAAGCAGACACAACACAACCTGTAGGCACAGTAGCAGATGGTACGTATTGGTATGACCCAAGTTTCACAGTTGACATTCTAGAAAACAAACTGAATGCACTAAGTCGTAATATTTGGGATAATTATACAGGTACACTAACTATTGCTACAGCAGCACCTGGAACACCTAGCTTTGGTGATCTATGGTTAGATACAGATGCATCAGGTAGCTACCCAGTTATCTATCGCTGGACTGACTTGACTGTTGATGCGTGGGTATTGATTGACAACACTGACCAAACATCAGCACTAGGCATTCTTTTTGCAGACGCAAGGCCGGCATCAGTAGCAGCAGGCAGCGGCACAGGTATTAATAACGGCGGCAACGGCACAGATCCTGACTTAGATTTTGATAGTCCAGATTCACTATTGTATCCTGTGGGAACAATATTGTTCAACACACGCTACAGTGGACGTAACGTTAAGCAATGGACGCTAAACGCAACATTCGATGATGCAGCAGGCACAATTGCAGTTGATCGTTGGGTTAGCTCAAGCGGCAACGCACTAGACGGCAGTTTGATTGCAGGTTCAGATGCACAACGTAAAGTTATTGCAAATGCAATTTCATCAGTGATTATCAGCAACGAAGAAGTACGTGATGATACAATTTTCTATAACTTGATTGCTGTTCCTGGTTTCCCAGAACTAATTGATGAAATGCTAACACTAAATATTGATCGCAAAGAACAAGCATTTGTTCTAGGTGATTCACCATTCAACTTGAGTGACAGCACAACTGATCTTCAAGCATGGAGTTCTAATAGCGCCAATGCTGCAGGCAACGGTGATGTTGGTCTTGTAAGCGCAGACTCAAATCTAGGTGTTTACTACCCAAGCGGACTTTCTACTAACGTAGATGGTAGCGAAGTAGTTGTACCAGCTAGTCATATGATCTTACGCACAATGGCATTCAACGATCAAGTCTCTTATCCTTGGTTCGCTCCCGCAGGTTACACACGCGGTACAGTAAGCAACGCAACATCGGTTGGCTATCTAAATAGTTCAGACGAATTTATAGCTAGCTCACTGAATCAAGGCCAACGTGACACGCTACAGCTTAATAATGTCAACCCAATTGCAAGTATTCCTAACAGAGGTTTAGTTGTATATGGTCAGAAGACACGACAAGCTACAGCATCGGCACTAGATCGTGTTAATGTTGCGCGTCTAATAAATCACATTCGTTATCAAGCGGATCAGCTAGGACAACCGTTCTTGTTTGAGCCAAATGATCGAGTAACACGCGATGCTGTTAAAGAATCGTTTGACGCACTCTTAGCAGAACTAGTAACTCTACGTGGTCTACAAGACTTCTTGGTAGTTGTTGATGAAAGCAATAACACACCAGCACGTATTGATCGAAACGAGCTTTGGATTGATATTGCTGTACAACCAGTGAAATCTATTGAATTTATCTACATCCCAATTCGTATTCAGAATACGGGTGCAGACTTGAATCTATAAGAGAAAGGATCCACATAAGAAAATACGTCGTTCGCGGCGTATTTTTTTTGGGCACGGAAAATAAAATCGGCGAAAGTGATAAATAAGTGTATCAACTTGTTCAGAGGAGAACATTATAAATGGCAGATTTAAGTAAATTCGGTGTCCCAATAGACGGCAATAAGTTAGGAATGCTTCAGCCTAAGCTGATGTATCGCTTTCGTATTATCTTCAATAACTTCGGAACCAATAATAATCTACGCGAATTGACAGCAAATGTTGTATCTGTTCAACGCCCAGGACTAACTTACACAGAAGTTCCTGTTCATTCTTACAATTCAATTGCATATGCAATGGGCAAACATGAATGGCAGACGATTGATGTAATCTTAAGAGATGACATTACTAATGCTACAACTTCAGCAGTTCATTCACAAGTGCAGCGACAGCTTAATCACTTTGAACAAATTGGCCCTGTAGCTGGTACAAACTATAAGTTTGGCATGCAAGTTCATACACTTGACGGCACAAACGGCGAAGAATTAGAAAGCTGGCAGCTAGATGGTTGTTTCTTGACGAGTGTTGTCAACAATGAGTTTAACTACGAGAACGGCGGCGAAATTATGCGTATCAACATGACGGTACGTTACGATAACGCAACTCTATTAAGTGGTCCAAATGACAATGACGGCACTACAGTTGGCGGAGATCCGTTCCCTAATATTACAGACGGCTTCACCGGCGGCACCTCAGTAGGATAATATAATGCCTAAGAGTTTCGAAGGAATCTTTGGCGGCATATTCGATCAAAACGTACATCTACGTGATTCGCGTCATGCCGCAAATGCGTACGGGTTTAATAAAGCAGACCTTAGTAACGGAACTCCTCGGCATAAATTTGAGTTTTTCCTCCGCATCAATTTCAACCAGAACCCTGATGTTCGAAGATTCGTTCAACGTTTCTTATCAGAAAACGACAAAAATATCATCCATACAATGGTCAAGACGGTTACAATGCCGTCTATGTCTATTGATACAGAAGTACTTAATCAATACAACAAGAAACGTATTTCCCAATCACGTATAGACTATAACCCAATTAGCATAACGATGCACGACAGCGTAGAAGGACGTACTCTACGTCTATGGGAAATGTATTACGAATATTACTTTAAAGATGGTGATGCATTTGAAAAATTAGGTTCAAGTGGCGGACAAAGTAATCCTGGATTTCTCACATCATTTTTTGATGCATTTGCTGGCCGTGATGCACCAAAGCGAAATCAACGAGAATATGAAAATGATATAATCAAAGATCGTTTTAATGATAATTATGGTTATAATCTTAAGCGTGTTGGTAACAACAAATATTTAATTGAAAGCATTGAAATTTTCCAAATACACGGCGGAAAATTTTCTCGTACAGAAATTATACGACCACGAGTAACAGCGTTTACTCACGACACATTAGATTACGAAGATAGTTCAGGCTTAGTTCAAATGCAATTTGAATTTGCATATGAAGGTGTTGTCTATGCAAACATTAATGACAGATTAAATGCAGATGAGCTAGACCGTTTTCGCTATGGCGATTTCTATGAACTAGCAAATCTTATTACTATTCGCACGCCAATACTAGGCAGAAATATTTCTAATCAAAACAAACCTGGATTTCCAGACACATCTTGTCCGCCTGGAGTTGCTGATGCATTTTCAGGCGCTGGCGGTTGGCTAAACAATTTTATATCATCACCGATTGGTTCTGTTGTATCAGGTATAATAGGACAACAGAATATTCAGCGTGTCTCTGATGACATTGGTGGTATCGTTGGTTCAATTCCTAACGCAATCGGAACTATAGCAGCGGCAAGTATATTCGGTGGCACAGTTAGTTTTAATCCTGATCCCATACAAACATTACGTACAACAGCAAATCAAATTGGTCGTAGTGCAGTAAATCGCACACGCGATAATTTTACTGCAGGTGTTGCAGCAGGAGTTTCTTCTATTGTAACAGGCATAGTTGAGCCAGAAGAAGATGACGGTTAATAGACAATCTACGAGCTTAGTCCGCTTCCTGGGTGCAGAGGTTTCTGCAAGACAAACTAACGGAAAACTTGCAAACAATGTTGTAAATGGACTAGGCGGTGAGCGTACACAGCCTGCTGATTATCAAAGAACAGCAAATACACTAGAACCAGATTCTATAAAAATTGCTGATTATCAAGCAGCATTAGGACATATGCAAGGTCTAGGTGCTGAACCTCTTACTGCAAAAGCTATGGCAATGGTAATGGTAGATGCAGCAAAAGCGCAAGGTGTTGGTGTTATGTCTCTTATAAATTCATCTAGCACAGAAGAAATGTCACTAATATCAAACACCGCGTATACATATATAAATCAACTAAGGGACGGCAGCAGTCAACTCAGTGCTTCACAAGACATCGACAATAGTGAGAGCCTACGTAGTCGTTATTTGATAGCGTAATGGCTAAGCGAACAAAATTTGAAAGTGGAGTGTTCACTCCTGGCAACCCAGATAAGTATACAGGACCAAGAGCGCCTCGCTACAGAAGTAGTTGGGAGCTAACGTTTATGCGTATGTGTGATAATCATCCTAATATTGTTAGCTGGGCAAGCGAACCTATTAGAATTCCTTATATGAATCCGTTAACTAATAAGCTGTCAGTGTATGTGCCTGATTTCTTAATGGTGTACGAAGATAAGAAAGGTAATCGCAAACAAGAAATAATTGAAGTCAAGCCTGCAAAAGAAACTCATCTGAGTGAAGCAAGATCGCAAGGCGATAGATTGCGTTACGCAGTTAACATGGCAAAGTGGAAAGCAGCAGCAGTTTTTTGCAAAAATCATAATCTTGGATTCAAAGTTATTAATGAAAGCGAACTCTTTGGCAAAAAGCCTAAACCAAAGGGCAAGCGCGCTAAGAAGAAAGCCAGAAAAAAGTAATCAAACAGACATTATTCATCTGTTTAGATGATAAATACTATTATGACTAAATCACTTGAAAAAACATTCGATCTACCTCCAATAAAAGATGCGTTAGCCGCGCAAGATAAGCTAGTCGAGTCTACAGAAGTTGCACAAGTAGATGATGAGCCAACTAGAATTTTAAATGCACTCACAGTAGCAGAAAAGATTGAACATGCACTAACAACTGTCACAGAACTTGATAACAGTGATGTTGAAATGGATGAAATAGCACAAGAGGCGCTTGAATCGTATGCAGAGCTTAAGGATTTAGCTATGAATATGGCCGATGCACACGCAGGTCGTATGATGGAAGTTGCTGCATCTATGCTCAAGACTTCACTTGAAGCAAAAGAAGCAAAAATCAATCGCAAGCTTAAGACTATTGATCTACAGCTTAAGAAAATGCGAATGGATCGACTATCAGATCAGAGTGGTACTGCTCCATTATCAGACGGTACAGAATTTGACCGTAACGAGTTACTTAAGCATTTGCACATTCAACACGACGATTAATCCGACGTTTATTTACAGTATTTGATAAATACTAGAAAATAAGCAGAGGAATTTCTTACAATGACATCACAATATCGAGACTATTACTTGGCCGAATCCGCTAAGGAGTATACGTATCGTATTAAATTTGCGGTTAACGATCTATCATCAGATCAAAAGGGTGCGCTAGAAGATGCACTTGCAAAATTTGATCTACGTTCAATCAGCAAGTTTACAGACTCCCCAATTCAACAATCACCACTAGATTTTCCTAGTGTACGCAACAGCAAAGTTTTCGTAGCTGAAGTTGTATTAGGTTATCCAGTAACGGTTGATGAGCTTCGCATGTACATTAGCGATAAAGTAGCTATTAATCAGCAAGAAATTGCAGTATATAATAACTATGATCCTCGTGACGAATACAACGAACAAAGAATTGCACAACTAGCAGGCAAAGATCCTAACTATGTAGCAAAACTCGGAACTGAATACGAAGCAGACGAAAAATCAGACTACGGTAAAGACTATAACGATAAGTTCTTAGCAGAACTCGCGGATGAACGTAAAGAGCGTCCAGTAGTTGAAGTTGAAAATCCATTGATGCAAAAGACAGCAGTTGATAACACTAGTGTAGCGACACCAGACGTTGGTGAACATGGCGGCCATAGTGTACTCGGAGGCGCTAAATAAAATGTCTCATGGCCCTAGCATACGTGAACTAAGAGCAATTGTAGAATCTTATAATTCAGCAGTTGAAGAAGCAAATAGAATGCCTGACGGCTCGCCGGTTCCTGATAGCTTGGCAGTAGACATTGAAGATACAGAAGTATGGAAGAATCGAAATAAGCTACGCACTGACTTTGAGCCCAAGATAAACATGTGCCCAGATTGCGAAGGTACAGGCGATGCTCACATGGGGAGCGACTCACATTTTCCAGGTTTAGGTTATGAATGTGAACGTTGTAATGGTGAAGGAGCAGTATTTGAAAACATAGACGATGATGACCCGATTTATTCGTCACCATGCCCAGATTGCAAGGGCGAGTGGGATCACTTTGATGATGAAGTTTGTTCTACTTGTGATAACAGTGGCGAAGTGTTTGAAAGCATAAATGAAGCAGCATCACGAAAAGATTTTCGTTTAGTTGCTAATCTAATTTCTAAGATTGAAGATCCTGTAGTACGTGACTCATCTGCGGAAGATCATGCAACAATGTTTGCACTACAGAATCCGCGCTTTGATAAAGATAAGTTCATGGCAGCATGTAACGCAAGTGATCTAGGCGTAGACGAACTAGGCGAAGATTTCCCTGCACAACAGAATGGACAAGAGTGTGCATGGTGGGCTGGCTGCGAAAATGAAGCAACAACAACTGAGCCGCACCCAGTACTTGGTGATGTGCCTATTTGTGATAGGTGCGTAGCAAAGATACGTAAGATTGAAGGACTTGGCGAAGGTGACAAACCTTACGCAACAATGAAAGACGGACCAGATAAGTATTTGTTCCGCAAAGATCAAAAACAAAAACTAGTCGGCTCTGCTGACAATGAGCCAGAAAATGGCGAAGAAGAATTGGAAGAGTCACTAAAAACGTGTCCTGACTGTAATGGCGAAGGTGTCATTGACGGCGCAGATCCTACAGATCCTGCGGATGACGAATGGTGCAATACATGTAACGGTAAAGGAGAGGTATATTCTAGCAGCGGTGAAAGTTACGCTGTGAATGAGGAAGAAAACATGGATAAATTTATTAGAGAAATGCAAATCGCGGCAGGTATTGTGTCGTTAGAAGATAGACTTACTGAAAGTCTTAGATCACGCATAGCTGATGTAGTAAGCAAGGCGTTCGATGTAGATTTCAGAGAAATTATCGACAACGAAGCACGTAATGTTGTGAAACAACTTAACGGCTTAATCCCAGCTACACATCCAAGAGCAGAAGAAGTAAAGGTCGTATTGAATGGCGAAGTACTTGATTATCTACTTGCATCTACATCTATGCAAGATTTCGAAGAACGTGGTCAAGAAATTGGTCCTAAGTTTCTCGCACCTCTTATGCAGCCAGCAGTAGAAAATTCTAATGTAGTTGGCGAGGGTAAGTTGCCTGACGCTCTTAAGAAGCATCAGTTCGGCGCAAAGGATGATGATTCAGGTGATGACAAGGATGATGATTCAGGTGATGACAAGGATGATGATTCAGATGATGACAAAGAAGAAGTTGATGAAGATGTCCGTAATTGGATGAAGAGGTTTGACAGACTCAGCGGTCCAGTGAATGAAGAAGTCGATGAAGAAGTAGTTGAAGAGGAAGAAGAAGTTGACGAAGAAGTAATCGAAGAAGATTGTGACCAAGACGTAGAAAAGAATGACGACGGCGAATGCAGTCCATTCACTCATGCAGATGAGAACGTTGAAATGGTACACGAAGATGACTTCGAAGAAGATATGTTACTTTCTCCTATAGACGAACCTGGTCCTGCGGTAGATAATCCATTCCACGACGAAACTAATTTACAAGCACATGATCGTGATATGTCTGACAGTATGCCATTTGATAGCGGTGATGATTATGATGATGATCCGCGCTCTCTTGGCGAAGAACCAAATGATGATGAACGTATTATTGATGTTGGTGATGAAGAAGATTACGAAAAATATGATTTTGATAGTGAGTTTGAACAAATGCTAGGCGGCACAAGTGATATGCCAGGAGCAGAGTATAACGGTATGTATGAAATGAATGATCTACGCAGACTCGCTGGTTTAGAACAGCTTGTAGAGGAAGAAGTTGACGAGGAAGAAGAAGTTGACGAAGAAGTAATCGAAGAAACAGATGCAGTTGAAGAAGGTCAAGCAGCAGGCAATCCAGTTATAGGTGATCTAGTTGCATATAATATTTCTGACGAGAAAGCTTACTATGTAATGGCTGATGTCATTGGCAATGAGCTAGACTTCGGTCCAGAAGACGAAGTACTCGTTCCGCAATCACGTAACGATCAAGTTCTAGCTGCATTAGATCAACAAGGTTTTGTAAAAGGTGTTGATTTTTCTGTAGCAGGCGAACAATATGAAGCTGATTTACAAAATGGCTATAATGATCGTTCGTTCTCAGATGGACAAGACTATTTTCCTAAGGGTGCAACAAGTCAACCAGCTACAGACCTCGGTCCAACAGCAAGTAACCAAACTGACAACCCAATGTCTAACAAGATGCGTAGCATTGAAAAAGATGACGTTTACGAAGGCATGAAACTTGCATATCGTAGACATCGCAAAGTTTAAGAAGGAAAAAGCATAGAAAATGGGGCTTCGGCCCCATTTTTATCCGCTAAATATAAGTATGGCGCAATTAGATTCTGAATTAATCAAAAAAGCACACGCTAAGGTTCGTTACACGCCACAAATGGCAGATGAACTAGTAAAGTGTACTGACCCTATAACGGGGCCGATGTATTTCATGGAAAATTTCATGTACATTCAGCATCCTATTCAGGGTAAGCTAAAATTTAGTCCGTTTGATTATCAAAGAGAATTATGTGCAGTATATAACGAACATAGATCCTCTATTGCTATGATTGGTCGCCAACTTGGTAAGACTACATTAGCATCAGGCTACCTATTGTGGTATGCAATGTTTAGACCTGATTCAACAATCCTAATCGCAGCACATAAACGCGAAGGCGCTTCTGAAATCATGCAGAAGATACGCTATTGCTATGAAATGCTTCCCGATCACATTCGCGCTGGTGCATCAGAGTACAATAAACAAACACTAACATTTGATAATGGTTCTCGTATACTTTCACAAGCTACTACCGCAACTACTGGTCGTGGTCTTGCTCTATCATTAGTATATCTTGATGAGTTTGCATTCGTTCCGCCGCAGATTGCGCGTGAATTCTGGACTGCTATTTCTCCAACGCTATCAACAGGTGGTAAGTGTATTATTACTTCTACACCAAATGTTGATGATGACCAATTTGCAGAAATTTGGTTTGAATCACAGCGTACAATTGACGAATTTGGTAACAAATCAGAAATCGGAGCAAACGGATTCAAAGGTTATTTTGCTACTTGGGAAGCACATCCAGATCGTGATGAACAGTGGGCGCGTGTTGAACGAGCCAAAACAACTGACGATAGGTTTAAACGTGAGCATGAATGTCAGTTTATCTCATTCCAAGAAACGCTTATTAAGTCTAAGACACTATCAGAACTAGGTTTCAATACAATTAAGCCGTTACACAAAAAGGGACAAGTACGCTGGTACGGTAAAATTCGTGATGGTCGTTCATATTGTGTAGCACTAGACCCAAGCATGGGCACAGGCGGCGATAATGCCGCTATACAAGTGTTAGAATTACCAAGTATGAAACAAATTGCAGAATGGCAACACAATCATAGCATAATCGAAGATCAAATAAAAATATTGCGTAGCATTTTGCTAGACATACACCACCATGCACCTAAATCAGACATCTATTGGACAGTAGAAAACAACACAATGGGCGAGGCTGCACTTGTTGTCATACGTGACACTGGCGAAGATAGATTCCCAGGTACATTCATGCATGATCCAAACCGTCATTTGGGAGTTAAAAAGCGAAAAGGCTACAATACAACCCATCGTACTAAGCTTGAAGCTTGTTCTAAATTCAAGGGATTGTTAGAAGGTGATAAGCTACAGATTTTCAGTGAAAATCTAGTGCATGAACTCAAGTATTTCATTGCTAAAGGCAATACATATGAAGCAACTGTCGGTGAAACAGATGACCTAATCATGTCAATGCTTCTCAATATACGCATGATCCAGCATATAGCTACATGGGACGATCAACTTCAAGATTATATAAACAGTGGGGTAGCGGGTCGGTTTGAGGAAGAGCCTGAGATGCCGCTTCCAATGCTCGTATTATAATAGTTATTTGATAAATACTGCTACAGGAGTACTTAATGATTAATTACGAACGAGTAGCAGAAAAAATCTTTTCTATTATCAAAGGCCACGGTCACACTTTGTCTATGTACAAAGAAGATGGCATGGACACTACTGATGCCGCTGAGGCTCGTAGATTTTTCGTAGCAAAGCCTAATTACATGATTACGCTTGACGAACAAACAAATACAATCAAAGTCAACAAAAACAGCAATCTTAAGCTAGAAGATTTTGAAAGTATTATGAAGCAGATGAAAAATCTCGCAAGAGAAAATATGCTCAATACTCAAGTCAAGGTATTCGGTAAAGAAATTACTCCTAAAGATTTCGCATATCAAGCTAAAAAATTCAAGGACAACACGATGGAAAGTTATAACACAAGTGACTGGTTAGTTAGAATATATAATGGTGAAGTAGAGATTGACAAATTTCCAATTCAAAATCGTACTGAACAACAAGCATCTAAAGAAGCAACGCATGAAGTTGAACGAGAATATCCTGGTTCTGATTGGACACTAACTCCCATGCACGGAATTTCCGAAGCATCACTATCACGCATGAGTGGAAGCAAAAAGACAAGCTACCAAACACTAGAATCAGTTAAAATGATCGTACGCCATCGTAAAGCAGTTGATGAAGATGTACGCGGCTCACGCAGTCGCCAGATCAAAGCAATCTTTCTAGAGCAGGCCGGTGAACGTTTCCGTTTCCCACACAATTGCTTGCCATGCGCAAGAGCAATGGCTCGACACATGTATGAAGGCGGCAACATGCAAGATACAATTGGTGAATACATCATTGAATCTTCTGCAAATCTAATCAAATTAAATGAGTTTGTTCGTTACGCACGTACAAACAAGCTTATGAATGAAGCTAATGAAGATGTTGTAAAAACAGTTAGAGAAAACATTGCAACCATCCGTAATGAATTTAAAGGACTGACTGGTGCGAAGTCATATGCTAGAGTAAGCGAAGCTATTTCTGCGCGAGAAGCTAGCGTACTAGAAGAAGACGATACAACAGACCTACAAGACATGTTTACTGTGCGCAAGTTTGATGAAAAGATCAGCGGTACACTACCGCTAGTACGTAGACTAATGAACGAAAAGCAAATATGGCGTGATGCACTAGTTGAAGCCAGTCAGCAAACGATTTACATGACAGCTAAGGAAGAATTAGCAGAAGAAGACATCATGGAATTTGACAGTCCAGTTCAGCAAGTCGGCTATAAGATCGGCAAGATTGCGAAGCGCATGGTTGAATCAGGTGATCTATCCAATTTTGTTTCTAAAGTTGCCGGCAAGTTAATCGAGGGCGAAAAGATTTCTGACTTTGAGAAAACTATTGTACGCAACGTAATGGAAAATGCTAAGATCACAGAAGAATGTAAGCATTGCGGACACGACGATTGTGATGGGCATTGCGATGAAGCATACGATGAGCCGACAGACACCGTTGAGAGCATCGGCGATCAGTTCGAACTCAAAATGAAAATGATCGAGCATGAAGAAATATTCACAGAAGGTGAAGAACGCCCATACGTATGCCACCACAATAAGAAAGGCGAGCATGAATGTAACGCAGATTCTAGCTACGGTGCTGCAAAGAAAGCAGCAGAAGCTTGGGGTCTAAACTCTACAGCAGGTGTTAGCGCAACGCTAACAGACGTTAAGCAATCAACGCAGTTCGTCGGTGAAGACGGGAGTGAGAAGTGCATCCGTTGTCGTAAAGGCACAATGCATCTAGGTGACACGATGATGGGTCCGGCAAAACAGTGTGATCGTTGTGGTTATCAACAGCAAATAAACGAAGAAGAATTTGACGATCACCATGCAGGCGAGATTGAAGCTGGCGCACACAGTGGCATGCCTTCAGCGGATTTAGACGATTGCGACACATGTGGTGGCTGGGGCTTTGTCTCTTCCACTGGAAAATCTTGGCGTGATACAGAACCATCTGATCCTGACACTATTCCATGTCCAGATTGTCGTGATGAAAATTACGAACCTATAGAAGACGACGGCCAGCCATCAGAATATGATGAGTGGCAAGACTTTCATGGCGGGGATGATTGGGACCACGGTCAATATGATGAATCTATTGCGGAAGCACTTGCTGATGAGTCAGATGAATGTAAACGTTGCTTTGGGCTAGGCCGCGCACCTAGCGGTGGCAAAGATTGTGACGTATGCAAAGGTACTGGTAAAGATAATCGTGCAACATGTGAATGGTGTCAAGGTACTGGTTCGCCAAAAGAATCAGGAGGTTATGATGATCTAGACGATTTAGGACTATGTTCTAAATGTGATGGATCAGGCAAAGCATCATATGACAAAGGCAGTAGGCAAGATCCGTTTGGTGGTAATTACAATGTTGGTGTTGAAGATTTTATGGAACCAGGCGAAAGCGATACAATTTTCTAACCTAATAACAACCCTTCCACAAACAAATTCGGATAAATAAAGTTGTCTGTTAATAAAGTTGACAGATCACTTAGAATGTATTATAATGTGCAAACATAATATGCATTCGCTCAAAATAAGAATAATGCACTTATGGCGAGAAACATGGTATGCATTTTGGCTATAATAATAATTACATTAAGGAGAATTAATCATGGCTACGCTACAAGAAATACGCGCCAAATTACAGGCGCTTGAAGATAAGAAATCAGGAAACAAACAATCGTTTGGTTCATCACTAGTTTACCCGTTTTGGAATGTTGCAGAAAACGAACCAGTACAACTGCGTTTTTTGCCTGATGCAGTCGAAGACGAGGAAAATCCATATTTCTGGAAAGAAATACAGCAAATCAACTTAGAATTCCCAGGCGTTAAAGGCGGCGACGAATCTAAGAAGGTATTTATAAAAGTACCTTGTGTTGAAATGTGGGGAGATGTTTGTCCAGTTCACGCAGAATTGCGTCCTTGGTTTAAGGACTCGTCGTTGGAAGCAACGGCTCGTAAGTATTGGAAGAAACGTTCGTACATCTTTCAAGGCTTTGTTCTTGACAATCCAATCGCAGAAGACGCGGCAGATGCACCAGAAAATCCAATTCGCAAGTTCAGCATCGGACCTCAAATCTTTAATATTATTAAAGAAGCATTGATGGATCCTGAGTTGGAAACATTGCCTACAGATTATCTAAATGGCATCAATTTCCGTATTATACGCACCAAAAAGCCAGGCGGCGATTACAACGACTACAACACTTCTAGCTGGAGCCGAAAGGAAACAGCATTGAATGAGGAACAGTTGGAAGCTATTGAGAAGCACGGTCTGTTTACTCTAAACGACTGGGCTCCTAAGAAACCTACAGCAGATGGCGTTAATGCAATCTTTGAAATGTTCGAAGCATCTGTAGAAGGCGAGCTTTATGATCCAGAGCGATGGGGTAAGTACTATCGTCCGTGGGGTCTCGAAATTGAAGGTGAGAGCAAGAAAGAAACAACGACTACAGCAGCACCAGTAGTTACAGTATCAGAAGCTCCAGCAGTTGAAATCGTAGAAGAAAAGGAGACTGTAACAGAATCTCCAAGTGCTTCTGCACCAACTAGCACCTCTGCGCAAGACATTCTTGCTAAGATTCGTAACCGCCCACAAAGCTAATAATTAGGGGCAGGCAACTGCCCCTTTTATTTTACTGGAGAATAATTATGGTACGTCCATTTAACCCTGACAAGTTCAGGAAAAGTATTACAAAATCAATAAAAGGAATTAGCGCAGGCTTCAACGATCCAAACACATGGATAAGCACAGGCAACTTCACACTAAATTTCTTAATTTCAGGCGACTTCAACGCTGGAATTCCGCTAGGCAAGGTTACTTGTCTTGCAGGTGAATCAGGATCAGGAAAAAGCTATATTGCAGCAGGTAATATTGTGCGCAATGCGCAAGAGCAAGGCATCTTTGTAGTCCTATTAGACTCAGAGAATGCACTTGACGAAGAATGGCTCAAAGCAGTAGGCGTTGACACAAGTCCTGACAAGCTACAACGATACGGCGTTACAATGGTCGATGATGTTGCAGGAATTCTATCTACTTTCATCGAAGACTATGAGAAAGAGTACACAAATGTTGAACCTGAGGATCGTCCGAAGGTTCTATTTGTTGTTGATTCATTAGGTATGCTATCAACACCAACTGATGTTGCACAATTTGATCGAGCAGATATGAAGGGTGATATGGGTCGAAAGGCAAAATCGCTTAAAGCACTCGTACAACAAACGGTAAATAGAATTGCTCAATGGAACATAGGATTTGTTGCAACTAATCACACATATAAATCACAAAATATGTTCGATCCTGATGATGTTATCAGTGGCGGCATGGGCGTGATCTTTGCTAGTTCGATTGTAATTGCAATGGGCAAATTGAAACTCAAGGAAGATGCTGATGGCAACAAAATCACACAAGTAATGGGCATTCGTGCAAATTGCAAGGTCGTTAAGACACGATTTGCAAAACCACAAGAGTCTGTAAAAGTGTATATTCCGTTTGACACCGGCATGGATCCGTATTCGGGTTTGTTTGATATGATTCTTGATATGGGTATTTTGATAAAAGACGGCAATAGCTATGTTTACACCTCACCAACTGACGGTACAGAAATCAAAAAGTTCAGGAAAGCTTGGAACAAGAATAATGAAGGATGTCTAGATCGTGTTATGACTGAATGGGATCAGATTAAGAAAATGGCTAACTACACGCTTGCTGATAGGCAGGCTAGTCTTGCAATAAATCCTGCTGATGAATATAATCCAACAGATTTTATTGAGATTGAAGACTAATGGCACACGGGCATAAAAAGACACTATGTATAGAATGTGGCACTGTAATAGGACAGTGTCGCTGTATGGCCGAGGATAAAACGATCACATATGAGATTTGTAACAAGTGCAAAGCTGAGGACGAAGGAGTAACAATGATTCCTAGCGAAAAGCAGCTACTCCGTGAAGCAATAGCGAGAGAAGTATATCTACGGTCACAGATCAAACAATTAGAAGAAAAAGTACAACAATTAGAGAAAGAAGATGCAAAATGATTTTATAATAGAAGTGTGGTCTAGACTTAAGCCATTAATTCCAGCTAAAGACAGATTAGATGGAGCAGATGCAGTAGTCGCAGTTTGTGATGAATTTGGAATTCTTGAAGAATTAGAACATCACGAACATTTAGATAATGAACTAACGGCAGCCATAAAAACACAACTAGATGAAGAATATCCTGATGAGGATGAAGAATACGAGGAATACTAATGAAAGTTTTACTAGAAAATTTGAAAGAAAAGATCGAGGAAGGCAATGCTGAGAAAGCTTTAGTCGCAATTGATTTAGTGATTGAAAAGATACCTGATGATGGAGATTTAATGACAGAAATTCTATCACCAGCTATTATTACAGAACTACATGAATTGCTCATTGAGCATTTAGAAGTAGCTCCTAGAGCAATGCAATTAAATCGACGCTTTCCTAATTCAAAAACAAGAGCAGTAATGTTTGCGAAAGCAATGCGCAACGGAATAACACACGTAATAAAATAATATGTGGTATAATAAAGTTGTAAAAGATTTGAGTGAACTTCCTGCCTGCATGATGCATTTCGATGCGGAACTCGCAGAAGCACGGCAAGCAGACTTAACACTCAGGGGAAAACGCTTGGAGCGATTCGCAGCAGAAATCCCAGGCATCGTTGAGCAACGTTACAACCAACTACAAGAAATCGAAGCAATTCTTGAATATCTCAATATAGAATTACGACGTAAAAAGACAGCAGCATTTCGAAAATACATGGAGCACCATGATCGGGCACTGAGTTCAAGGGATGCTGACAAGTATGCCGAGGGCAATGAGGATGTAGTCGATATGGCGATTCTCATAAATGAATTCGCGCTATTGCGCAACAAATGGATCGGGCTGCACAAAGCCCTCGAAGCCAAGAATTTTCAGTTAAACAATATCGTCAAATTGCGCGCAGCGGGCATTGATGATGCTACAATCTAACTAATTTCAAAACCCCAATTAAATCAACAACTTAAAGTCATTGATACAGTTGGAAATCCCAAATTTCCTCTAAGTCATTGATTCCCAACGGATTATACTTTGAGAATCAGTTGACAAAGTGGAAAGCCACCTGTATAATTCTATATAACAGTTAGGACACACTAACTTATCAAGGACTCACACAATGACTGCAAAAGTAACTATCTTAGAAGGCACGTATCGCAACGCTCCTGTCACTCCTCTGAATGGCGATTTCGAATTAGTCGCTGATTGGAAAGACGGCAAGAAGGGCGGCTTCGTTACAGTCCTCAACAACGGTTCATTAGACGTTGCCAAGAAGGGTGCAAAAGTTCGCATCAATGTCTTGGAAGAGAATTTCGAACAGACTGGCGAGTTGGCCGGTACGTTTTCTGCTCCGAAGGGCAAGCAAGCTGAGGAAGAGGCTGCTCCGATCTTCGTAGAGACTGACGAGCAAACGATTGCTCGTATCACAAAGACATTCAAGTACATCGAAACGCTGACTGCCGCTGCGCAGAAAAATCAGCTTCGCGCACTTATTATTTCAGGCCCAGCTGGTGTTGGTAAATCGTACGGTGTTGAAATGACGCTGGAACGCATGAACTTCCAACATACGCTTGCTGGCCGCCCTGAGAAGTTTGAAATCATCACTGGTGGTACTTCTGCAATCGGCTTGTACATCAAGCTTTGGGATTGCAGGCAAGAAGGCAAGGTTCTTGTCTTTGATGATTGTGATACCGCTCTCTTTGATGAATTGCAGTTGAACATGCTGAAGGCTGCAATGGACACGAAAAAGAAACGTCGCATTTGTTGGATGAAAGAGTCTAACTCCCTGAAGGGTAGCGGCGACGAAGAAGGCGAGAACATTCCGAACGCATTTGTGTTTGAGGGTAGCATCGTTTTCTTGACCAACTTGAAGTTTGACAAGTTTGGCAGCAAGAAGATCGGCGCTCACTTAGAGGCTATCATGTCTCGCGTACATTATCTTGATCTGTGTCTTGATTCGCGTCGTGAGCAGTTGCTCCGCGTTAAGCAGGTTGTTGGTGAGGGTATGCTGGACGACAGGAATCTTGGCAAGGCTCTGGAAGACAAGGTAGTAAACTACGTGTACGATAACGTGGATTACTTGCAGGAGCTTTCTCTGAGAACTGTTTTGAAGGTTGCTGATCTTGCTGCGATAGACAAGGGTTGGGAGGAGACTGCTGACTATACAGTTCTGTCACACAGAGGTCGTATGCAGAAGCTTGCAAAGGCCGCAGCATAAGGATTTTAAAGAGGCGCTTGGAGCCGAAACGCTTGGCCACGTTACGAAGAATGTGGCAACGAATTTACTAACTGAGGGAAGAACATGCCCGTATTTGAATTTACGCAGAGAGAAGTCACAGTACACACGATTGTTGTTCGTGCAGATTCAGAGGAAGAAGCAGAACAATATGTCGGCGAACTTGGCGATGATGGGTTTGCTGATTCTGACACTGATTGGGAAGATACTGAATGCAAGGAAGTTGACGAGGACTCAGAGGTTGACGAGGACTTGACGGAAGAGTAACACCGAATTTAAGATTTATTGTGTAGTCCTTTGGCCGTCCCTAGTGGGCGGTCTTTTTTACCTGTAAGAATAGGATCCGTCAGGATTATAGTGTCGCTTCTTACCTTTATTTCCTGGAATATTTCCTAGGCTTGCTTCTCTAATCTTCTGTTTAGTTTCTTCTGTATGAAATCCGTTGAATCCGCCGTCTCCACCTCGGGTGCCGTTATATCCGTTATGAAAAGTATCATATTTTGCAATCAATTCGATTTCGCAGTCGCCTGCAGTATCACGATCTACACATTCTTCTAAAATATCCCAGGTAAACGCATGGAATCCGTATTTGCGTATTGCTTTGTGAAAATGATATTGGCATTTTTGATTCGCTAAACTTAGGTGTTCTGTTTTTCGTTTATGCAGATCAGCAGTTAAACCGATGTACGACTTTCTGGAAACTGTACTAGTTGCTTTATAAATTATCATTATAATAGTATTTATCTTACTTCCTTTTTTTGGATATAAAAGATAAATAGTTATATGGGATGGTTCATATTTTTACTCATCTTGATAATAATATTCTGGGACACATAACATGAACGAAATGCGCGCACTGATAGAATCTATTGCTAAGATCAACGAAGGATCTGATATTCTTGTTGGAAACATGGAATTGATGGATGCCTATAACGAAAGCACACGACAGCTTGATGTCCGTGGCGAAGCAGTCGATCTGCAAGAGTGGCGGCGTGTAATGACATCTGCACTTCACGAATCAGATGGTGAGTACAATGATTTCGATGTGAATGACGTTTATCAGGCATTCATTTCTTATGGCGAAGACTCAGTCCGCAATCTAAAATTCCGTCCAGCCCGCGAATATAGTGTGGCACTATACGTTCACGGCGAATACGATGCACTTGAACAAGTAGGAAACTACATTGGCAAGAATCGCAAAAGCTTCGCAAATGTGGATGAACTTCATCTTTATGAAGATGGTACATCAGGCCTTCCTGGTCCAGTCCTCCGACTCTGGTGGGACTGACCTAACTTTATTTCCGCAAAATCATTGACAGCATAAGTTGTTAGTGTTATACTGTACCTTATGAACGTAATATAAGGAGAACATTTTAAAATGTCAACAGCAACACTAACAAAGAAAGCAGCAGTCCTAGAGGCTCTGAAAAACAATGAAAGCGGAGTAACAGCAGCACAACTACAAGCTTGGCTCAATATCGGTAACGTTCGCGCTACCGTTAGTGATCTTCGTTTTGATGGTTACGCAATCTACGCAAACAGAAAGACAGACACCAAGGGCCGCACAAAGACGTTCTATCGTCTCGGTCGCCCGTCTCGCGCAATCGTAGCTGCAGGCTATCGCGCAATGGCGCTAGGGCTTTAATAGCTGACAACAGGGGCCGATTGTACTCTATTAGTGCAACGGCCCCCGTTATATCCAAAGCACAGCACGTATGAGGTCGCTAGCACACGATTCCAATAGAATCAAACACTTACACACGACCTCAATTTCAATAAAATCAATGACTTAGCGTAAAGTACGTTGCAAAGTAGATAAATAAACTATATGAGATATACAGTTTACAAGACTACAAACAACATAAATGACCGATTTTACATAGGATGCCATCAAACTGAAACCGTTGATGATGATTATATGGGATCAGGAAAAATTCTACTGCAAGCCATAGAGAAATACGGCAAGGAAAACTTTACCAAGGTAGTGCTACATGTATTTGATTCGCAGGCAGAGATGTTCGATACGGAACGACAAATCGTTACAGAAGAATTTATATCGCGCCTCGATACATACAATTTAAAACTTGGCGGCTTTGGTGGCTCTCCGAAAGGAAGAAAACAGAGTTTAGAAGAACGGCAACGTAGGTCAAGGGCCCTAAAGGGAATCGGACTTGGCCGTGAAGTTTCTAAAGAAACAAGAAAGAAAATATCAAAGGCGCTTACGGGATACAGACACACAGACAAAACCCGCCAAAACGTATCTAGGGCAATGAAAGGAAAACGATCACATTGTAAAGGTCGAACATATGAAGAAATTTATAATGGCCGAGCAATCGAAATAAGACACAAAAGAAGTGAAGAAATGCAGGGCAACAAGAATCCTAATTTCGGAACATGTTGGATATATCACGAAGACCAGAAAATTTCTAAAACAATTCCGAAGAATGAAATACAGGAATTCCTAGATAATGGTTGGATCAAAGGACGAAAATTAAAGTGGTAAAGGTTGTTCACATCAAAAAAAACCCATATGATGTATATATCGGTCGTCCTGGCCCGTTTGGCAACCCATTTACCATCGGAAGAGACGGAACTCGCGAAGAAGTAGTGGAAAAATATGCCGAATGGGTCTTGACACAGCCCGAATTACTTGCTAAAATAAAGGTTGAATTGAATGGAAAAATTTTAGGATGTTGGTGTGCGCCCGAATTGTGCCATGGTGACATTTTAATGGAGCTAGCAAATGAATAAGCCAGAGAAGAAAACTATTGTTACGTGTGCGTATGATTGGTCAGAATCAGTAACGTGGATCGAACACAAGCTCGGCCGAAAGATTCGCGACTATGCTAATCACTTAGGCGAGAATAGAACACTCGGAAATCCTTATTGGGATTACTGGCATTATATTTGTGAAATATGCGAACCTACTAATCCTGGTTCTATCTATATTTCGTCAGAAATGATTGAATTCGGTGAAGCTACAGATTGGCAAAATGAAATCACACAAGCGTTCATTGATGAGTTCGGTGACGAAGAAGAATTTTTAGTGGAATGGTAAATGATTGAAATAAAAGCACCAAATCAAAGTCCAGAAAAAACAGCACTGTCAGTATTTCTTGCAGGCAGCATTGAAATGGGCAAAGCGGAACCGTGGCAAGAACGAATTGTCCGTGAATTAGAAAACGAAGATATAACTTTTTATAATCCTAGACGCGATGATTGGGACAGTAGCTGGCAACAAACAATTGAAAACGTACAATTCAACCAACAAGTAACATGGGAACTACTGCACCTAGAAAAAGCAGATATTATTGCTCTTTACTTTGACCCCGCTACAAAATCTCCAATTTCACTTTTAGAATTAGGATTATTTGCTCGAAAAAATAAATTAATAGTATGTTGCCCTGAAGGATTTTGGCGTAAGGGCAATGTTGATATTGTATGTGAACGTTACAAACTTAAACAAGTAAATACAATAGATGAACTTATAGAAAGAATTAAATCGGCTCGTTAGTTCAATGGTAGAACAGACGCCTCTAAAACGTATCAGTCCAGGGTTCGATTCCCTGACGAGCCTCCAATTTTATGGAAACGTGTAAACACAGCGAAAATAGAAACGAAGTCGGACTCTGTTGGGTCTGCAAGGCCAACAGAAAAGCTGCGTATGACTTGACTGGAACACACGATCCAGACGAACAGAAAGAACACTGGGATGAAGTTTGGAAAGTATTTCGCAGATTACAGAGAGCGAAATTCAAGCGAAAGCTACAAGGAAAATAACATGACATACACTAGAACAGCAACAACGGAAGAAATTGAAAATTTGTCCGAAGATGCTAAAGCAGACCTACAAGCAAAGATTAGTGAAGCGCAGCTTTACGTCGATCAAATGACCTACGGGCCATATGTGGTTGTAGATGAAGTTAGATACGACATAGAACCGAAATAAGCTGGTTTATGTTTAGTAGAAAACGAAAACAAAAATTTAAAGATTCACTGAAAAATGGTAAGCCGCCTGCGCCACCTGAGATGCAATGGCGAGAAGTTTGGTGGAATTGGTGCGCAACCGAAGGAAGTTCACGACCAGTATTTGGTAGATCAACTACTGATCGCTGCTTTACTTTGTATTTTGGATTATTTGCAGTACGATTTCGATATGGTGGGGGACTCCCGAAGGAAATCTCTTGCAGATACCATCCGATATATTTTGAAAAATGTACATTCTGATAATTCGCTGGTGCGCTGCTGGGCAGATAGGAGCTTCTAAAACTCTAACTTGAGGATTCGAATCCCTCCACTGGCGCCAAATGATAAATAAAAGTATGGAAAAGAAATTTAAACTCATGTTTTTCTTACTGGCGATTGGCGTTGTTGGATATTTTCTGCTTCGTAACTGGTCATTCTTCATATGAAACTAAAAACGAAACGAACAATTCAGATAATCATTGCACTAATCGTATTGGGTGGTTTAGGTAAATGCGCTGATTATTACTACAACGTGCATTTGCCAATGATGCAAAACGGAGGTCACGTACAATGACTAAACAATTTGATCTTATTAGAGGATAACCACTATGAATACATTAGATGAAACACTTCTCGAATCAATACGTAGTCGTGCAAACAACGTAATTGAGCAATACTTCTTTGAAGTTAACGATAGCGTAACACGCAATTCTATTCGCTCTGCACTATCTGTTACACTAAAAGAAATAGATGAATTAGAAGATTTTGCAATCATCGTTGATGAGAGTAACAACACAAAAGAACGTATAAACAATAACGAATTGTGGGTTGATCTGGCTATTCAACCGAAAGGAAATACACAATTTTACTTTATTCCGATTCATATAATACCAGTATAAACAAGTGGAAATAAAGTGGTTGACTTTCAACTGCTAAATATATATAATATGTACTTAACTAGGAGAACAAGCATGACTTAGAGCTACCAACAAAGACCACCCTAATATTAGGTTGTTTCACACCTTTGGGCATTCGCCCTGAAAACAACATTAAACTATTATTAGGAGAACTACAATGAAAGCATTTCAAATCGAAGACGCAAAGACGCGATTCTTCAACTCAAAAGAAGACTATTTAAACTTTAAACAAGCATGGAAAGATTTCCATAACGACGGCCATGTGGTCGAAACACGGGAATACAAAGACCGTCTCGGCACACACGAATACAAAGTCAACATGCTTGACTCTACCCATTACATGATTTACAACCTCTTGCGAGGTTACGAAAGTCATCGAGGGTTCACACCAATCGTCAACGAAGGTCGATTGGGTGCGCATTGCGGAAGCCCGTGGTATAACTATGACTTAACCGTATCCAATCTCATTCAATCAGCACGACGAGTCAAAGACATAAATTCTGAATCAGAGTTTAGTCGAAGATACGCAAGAGAGGCTGTAGATAAATTACGATTACCATTCGGTGATACAATCACTAATGCAATGCTGTATGAACTCGCAAGTGAAGTATATGAACACCTATCAGGCCAAGCACTCCCATCAATTGTAGCTGAGGAACAACGAAAGTTCACGAAGCCTACTGTAGGCAAAAACATTGCTAAGACAGTCAGAGTACTAGGGAGAGTGTAACACGAACAATGGAGGCAATAGCTTAAGGGTAAAGCGTCTGGGGCAAAGTTATATAGCGCGGCCAGTTATATATAGCATCACTGCAATGAGCAGACAGAAGACGGTAAACTGCAAGTTAGGTAGTAGGATTACGGCCAAGAATCTGAATCAATCCTTGTAGCGCGTTCGAATCGCACCGTGCCTCCACCATTTTTAAATAACGGGAGCGTAGCTCAGTCGGTAGAGTAACTACGTAGATGCTCGTAGAGCGTCCACACACTTGATAATTGGTTCTAGTGATGTAGAAGGTCGGTAAAGTTTAGTTAGGTCACATGTTAAACGCGGTTGATCGAGTAGTTGATGTGTTACAATCCTAAATTGGTTCGAATCCACCCGCTCCCACCAATTACGCAGGTTCAACAGTAAAATGTTGAGCCTGCTCTTTTGAGAATGCGAATAGTGTATTCATAATTCTGAATTCGTATGCATTGCCAGCAGTAGTAAGGTGTTCAATCTCTGCGCCTTCGACAAATCCCATAGTCATAAGACGCTGAACATATGGATCAGATGCATCTATGCTTGTGATAATGCCTTTTTGTTTGAAGCCTAATTCAGTGATGCACATTAGTGGAAGCTAGGAACGAAACGTGCAACTGTGCCGTTATCAGATGTCCCAACATAGCTTGCGCTAATATTGTGTGTTGCTGCCCTGAATAATGAAGTTAGGCGACGGAAATTGTTATGATCTTCGTCTGTGAATTTCTGTCCGTCCGTTCTTTTAATAGCAACTGGCATGTCCCAGCCAATATCGTAATCACCATCATAGTATTGCTGAGGCTCATCAACTAAGTCTTCAATGTTTCTCCAAGTCATATCATAAAAGTCAGTAATTTGCTGATCCCATCTTAGCTTACCGAGATCCTCTTGTGCGCGATCTACATAGTCAAAACTTTCAACTCCGCCGGCGTCTGTTTTGCGTTGACCGCCTGGGATATATGGAGTAGAAAGGATAGAATCTTCATCCTCATCTTCTTGGCTCTGTCTTTCGGTTTCTTGTTTTGCGTATTCTGCATCGTCTTGGTCGCGTCGTGTATCTTTAGTAGGCCAATCTAATACTTCGCCAGAATCTGGATCAATAACTTCTGTGTCAACACTATCGTTAGGGCCAAGATCAGCTAGGAAGCGTTCCGCATCGCGACTTGTATAACCACCTTGTTCTAAATTTTCTTGATCTTCGCCGCGCAATCCTGCAGGAACTTCAACTATCGCTTCATTTAAATGACGTTTCAATTGTGCCCTATGCTTCTTTGCTAGTTCAGGATCATGTACTGATCTGCCACTATAGTGACTCATATTACTTAATCCATACGCAAGAATGCTGCTGCCACTATCAGCTCCATATGCATCATGTTTCGTGCTAAGAGATTGCATAGCATCTAAATATGGCACCGCGCCAAAATAAGGTTTTTTCCAATTTTTTATAACATCACGCGCAATAGCATGAATGGGCGGAAGTTCCTCTCCTACTCCTACTGCTTCATCAACATAACCTTCGCCGTTACAATTTGGACAATCGTTACCGTATCCTTCGCGCCGCTGACCAATACAGACAGGACACATTTTGCCCCGCTCGTCCATTACGTCTTCGTCAACTTCACCACGCATACGTGCTTGGTGTGCTTTAGCTTTTTCTGCTTTACGGAATTTTTTACGTGCTTCTTTGTTCAGTATATCAGTGCGTAAATAGTCTGGGCTGGATCCTTTGCCTTTTATATGGTCGGGATAATCCCACTTGCCTTCATCTATTCCTTCATCTAATTCATTTTCGTAATCAGATTCAATTACGTAGTAGAATCCTTTAGGATGAATTTTATATTCAGGATTATTATCAAAACTTGTAACATCTTCTTGGCGGCCTAAATTCTGTATGTATAGAAGTCTTCCGTCTGTTCTTGTAACTTTGCCTATAGCACCACTGATGGCTGAGCGTACTTCTTTACCTTGTGCGAGTAAACTCTTAACTTGTGCAGAGATAGTATCTTCTTCGTGATAGAATGTATCTTCTTCAATTTCAGATTCAATCATAATACGTTCATCATACCAACGACCAGAAAGTACGCCATTGACATGATACCAAGCACGAATATTTTTGTTGCCATCCCTGTATACAACACCGACTTTATAGCCGTGTACATCTTGGCTAACATCTATTACTGTGCCAGCAAATTCTTCGATTTTATTGCCGATGTGATGTTCTCGCTGGATTTTTATTCTATCGCCTTTTTGTACAGACGGAGCAGCTTCATCTATATCTTCTTCGATACGACCACCCTTTGCAAGTTTATCGCTTATGTATTGTGCCGCTTGATCGCCAAGTTCAGTACGGATCAATTTAACTAATTCGTCTACTGGCATACGCTGATTATATAGTGCCATATCATCTGCTGCTGCTGCGAGTCGAGAAAAATAACTTTCATCAATTCTCTCTAGCTTTTCTTGTAATTTACGAAATTCAGATATTGCATTCATCTTAGGTTCTATAGACCATATGTAACTCGGAGGGAAAGTGTCTACGCCTGCCTGCCAGCAAGCTTCATCATACGTATCAGCACTTATTGTGCTACCACGATTACTAGCACCATCCCATAATCTGAATTTCCATTGCTTTTGTGACATTTGTGTAAGTCCTTGAGATATATAAATATTACTTGTGTATTTATCAAAAACATGCTATAATACCATCAATGGCAATAGTAGTATATAAAGCAACAAACATAAGAACAAAAAAAGCATATATTGGATTCACAGAATCTAGCCTCGATATTCGAAAAGCACAGCATTTTCGGGATGCGAAATTCGAATCAGCAACGCACTTTCATCGTTCTTTGCGTAAACACGGCTCTGATTCTTGGAAATGGGAGATTGTTGATACATGCAAAACCCGAGAACTCGCGGGCATTCGGGAAACACAACTAATATCTGAAAACAATACATTTGTGAACGGATACAATAGTACTACTGGTGGGGAGTTTGGATATACACTTTCTGCTGAAGTCCGAGTTAAACGTAAGCATCCTAAGAGTACTGAAACCCGAAAGCGTATGTCAGAAGCGCACACAGGCAAAAAAGTAACCCAAAAAACTAGAGAACGAATGTCAATAGCTCATACTGGTAAAATTCGTGGTCCGCAATCTCCTGAACATATCCAAAAACAGGCCGATTCTCACCGAGGAACAAAACACGGACCATTAAGTAGAGCGGCCAAAAGAAAAATTTCAATTGCAAAAACAGGATTCTTGCACAAGATAGTAGAATGCCCGAATTGTAAAAAGACAGGCGGAGAAAACATAATGCCTAGGTGGCACTTTGATAATTGTAGGTATTCTGTATGAAAAAATGTACATTAGAATTAATGGATGAAGTAAATTGTAAATTTCATGGATTAGACATCGTAACAAGAAAAAAGTTACAAGAAGAATTAAGCTATTTTCTGCCGTATGCAAGGCATACTGCCGCCTATAAGCTTGGCCGCTGGAATGGTAAAATAAATTATTGCGATGTGGGCGCACGTAGCTATATCAATCTGCTAGACAGACTACTTCCTATTGTAGAAGAACAAAACTATGATGTTCAATTATTAGATAATCGTATTCCTACACAATTCTCATTTGAAAAAGTTGCTGCTGATAGTTATGCAGACGGTTTCTGGCCTACAGGACATATTTGTGCAGGCGAGCCGATCATTTTGCGTGATTATCAAGTTGAAATCATCAATGAATTTCTCGCCAATACACAGGGTGTACAGTGTATAAGTACCGGCGCAGGCAAGACTCTAGTTACGGCAATTCTATCACACAAAGTTGAAAAATATGGTCGATCAATTGTAATCGTACCAAGTAAGTCACTCGTCGTACAAACAGAAAAAGACTACAAGAATTTAGGTTTGGACGTTGGTGTGTTTTTTGGAGACAGAAAAGATTATTTCAGAACCCATACAATTTGCACATGGCAGAGTCTAGAAGCACTAAATAAGAAGTCTAAAGACTTCGATCCTGATATTACATTATCAGATTTTATAGACAATGTACAATGCATCATCGTTGATGAAGCACACGGTGCGAAAGCAGATGCACTCAAAAGATTAATGACAACAACATTTGCAAATGTGCCGCTACGATGGGGCATGACAGGCACGATTCCTGAGGAAGAGTATGAGGCAATTGCACTTTACGCTTCAATTGGGCCGTTGCTTCATAGTGTTACTGCAAAAGAATTACAAGACAAAGGTGTACTATCGAATTTACACGTTCACGTTCAACAACTAAAAGATCCGATCCGTGTATTCACAAATTATCAAGCAGAATTGGCATGGCTTAGTTCTGATAAAATCAGAATTGAATGGCTAGCAGAACACATAATAGAACAAGCTAAGTCGGGCAACACACTTGTCCTTGTGCAACGTAAAAAGACAGGACAAATGTTGCAATCACTAATTCCTGATTCGGTTTATATTGACGGCAGTACAAAAGTAAAAGCACGGCAAGAAGAATATGATGAAGTAAGAACTTCTTCGGGTAAAATCATTATCGCTACTGCAGGCATTGCTGCTGTCGGTATTGACGTTCCACGCATATTCAATCTATATCTATTCGAACCAGGAAAGAGTTTTGTTCGTGTAATTCAAAGTATCGGACGAGGAATACGTATGGCAAAAGACAAAGACTATGTAAATGTTTTCGATATAACATCAAACTGTAAATACTCAAAACGTCACCTAACAAAAAGAAAGAAATTCTACAAGGATGCTCAGTATCCTTTTACAATAAAAAAAGTGGACTATATATAAAATGCTAATTTTAACAGAAGAAAATAAATCATATAATTTAGATTGTATTCCTGATAAAGTCGAAGATATACGATATTGTGTCTTAGATTGTTCAAACTCAGCCGACATGGATTTCTACTGGTTGCCTTTGATTTTTCTAGAATCATTTAACGCACCAGCAGTAGTACTTGACATTGGTCCTTATCAATTACAGATGCCGCTAGATTGGTCAATACTTGTATGTGATGATAACTATTCTGATATGGAAGTTATGCCACTCACTCAACTAAATGATCGAGGCTTTCATGCTATCACGTTTAATCCGTTAGAGCATATGGTCCCCGTTTCATATGAAATAAATATTTCAAACATCTATGCTGATGTAAAATGGTTTTTTCCGAAACTTAAGAACGGCAACGTATTGACAATGCCACTAGCACAAGGTGTCACACCAGTGTGTTCATTATTTGTTAAAGAAGGAAACAAGGTGCCCGATCCTTTGGATATGGCAATTCTATTTGATGGCTAAGGATATCGCAGACGATATAATTTTGATGCCGGCGTTTACATTCCCGCGGCATTACCTAATTTCGGAATGGCTTAACGGCACAGAATATCACAAACATTTTGTCCTAGTTTTGTGTCAGGTGGAAACTGAAACTGAGCGAGGCAGTAAACGAGTACGAACTGTTCCTGGTCTTGCAGTTAAAAGTGGAAAACTGAAAGAAAAATTCTACTGGGAACTCAAGGGCGGCGCCGCTGCCTTAACGAAAAAAGTACTTGACTTTGAACATGAGTAAATGATATAATAGAACAGGAAATAGAACTATGGGATCAACACTTACAATATTTGGACTTTTGCTGGGGGCACTACTCGGCTTTGTTATGTTAGCGCGGATGACGCGGAAAGCTTCGCGTCAAAGATGCACGCCTAAGAAATTAGTTCCAGGAACTAAGATGACAAACAGGAAAGGCAAGTATTACAACGTAAACAATATGGGAATTCTTGAAGATTATTTCTTTGGCAGGCCAGAAGTAAAGAAACAGCCAAATGCTTTTCATAGTTTGTACATGCAACAAACACTTTCAGCATTATACAACGGCGAAGAACCGCCCAATTCAGTAGGTGGGTATGGTATACTGACTAAAAAGAAACTCATGTCTGTTTGGAACGAAGACTGGCAAGTTGAACTAGATAAGATGAACGAATATTATGATGTTACTTACAATAGCTTCTTCGGTGTTCTAGAAGAACATCCGTCAGCAGGAATTTTATTAACAGCAGACGAGATTGCAGGACAGTATGGCAGCTAAAAAGAAAGTTAGCATACCTATGAAGGATATGATGAAAGCCGTTGATGAAAATGACTTTGATTTTTATTCTCGTTTGGATGCAGCACACAAAAAAGCATTTTCACCTTGGATCACAATGAAATGCGCAAGTTCGGCGAGCGGCAACGCAGCGTATGAATATTTACTTATGGTTAACGATATTGTAAATGTTGATTTTAGTTTGTTGAAAGATCACCCTGAACTGCAATGGAAATTATTGGCAGTATGCGGACGAGGCACACAAGTATATCATCCCTGGCTCCAACCAGGAAAAGGCAAGGCGAAAAGTAAATTACATAAATTTTTACTTAGCATTCATCCGAATTTGAATGAAGACGAGTTGAATCTATTGCTTGCAATGAATGATAAAGATGACATTACATTGCTCGCAGAAAATCACGGATACAGCAACAAAGAAATTAAGGATTTGCTCAAATGAGTTACATGGAAAAGTATCGCATATGTCAATCTGATATATCTTTGCATGTAGACAAAGTTGCGTGGAAACGATCTGGTTTTAAAGATCGTAAAGCATTAGAGGATGCAGTAAGAGACTTGTCGCTCGAAAAGAAAATAGAAATGTTGACAGAAATTCAAATGAGAGAAATGACAGAACTATTTTTCGATGAGAAACAAGAATTTCTACTCAAGCTAGGACACAAGACTTGGATTGATGGCAAGGAATTATATGAATACGCAAAAGATACATACAAAGATGATAAATGGAAAATTGATGAATGTAATTTTCATCCAGTATGCGTAATGAGCGGATCACACATAGCACAAATGAATACGTTTGTGATGAAAAGGTTAAAAGGAAAAAGAGAAGGGAATAAGGATGAGTAATATTATAGTAGACGTTGAAGCAGATGGTCCTGTACCTGGCTTGTATAGCATGGTATCTTTTGGTGCTGTTATTCTCAGCGAAAATTTAGACAAAACATTTTATGCACAGTGCCGACCAATTGTGGGCGCGGACTGGAATGCAGAAGCACTTGAGGTTGCAGGACACAGCAGAGAAGAAACGCTAACATTTCCCGATCCTACAATTGCAATGAATGATTTCGCAGAATGGATCGAAGCCAACAGCAAAGGTCGTCCGATCTTCTGGGCAGACAACAACGGATTTGATTTTGCGATGATTAACTATTACTTCTGGGCATACTACGGAAGCAATCCTTTCGGCTGGAGTTCGCAAAATATAAATAGCTTATACAAGGGAATTACGAGAGACTTGTATTGTAGTTTTAAACACTTGCGTAAGACAAAACACACTCACCACCCTGTAGATGATGCAATGGGCAATGCTGAGGCATTGATTGCAATGCGTGATACAAAACGACTAAAGATTACTGTTGACAAATAAAAATAAATTTGCGTGTGGATTTTGTAAAAAGGCGTTCACTAGTGAGCGAACCTTATCTGCGCATATGTGTGAAAAGAAGCGCAGACATAATGATAAAGACACTGTAGCGTCACGTATGGGTTTAGAACTATACAGACGCTATTTTGAATTGAACACGGCAACAAAAAACTCAAAAACAATTGAGCAATTTATTGACAGTCGATATTACAAATCTTTTATTAAGTTTGCTCGACGGTTGATGGACTTACGGCCAGTTGACCAAGCACGTTTTGTTGATTACGTATTTCGTAACGGAGTCAAGGATCGAGATTGGTGTAAGGATACAGTATATGAATCATATATTGTAGACTTACTCAGTAAAGAACCTGCTGCGCGCGGATTAGAACGCAGCATCAAAACAATGGAACAGTGGGGGACTGACCACGATCTACCATTTAACACATTCTTTGCACAAGTATCACCATCAGAAGCAACTCATCTTGTGAAGATGGGCAAAATTTCTCCTTGGGTTCTTTATCTTGCAGAGACAAGTGATTTACTGTGGGATAGACTAAGTGATGAACAAGCCGGCATTATTTCATCAGTAGTTGAACCGAAGCTTTGGCGTTTGAAATTTGAACTCAAGAAAGACGATTGCTCTTTCACTCGCGATATTCTGCGAGAGGCGCATATATGAAGCACGTATCACCTAAATTGCATCGCGCCAAGATAAAAAGTATGAAGCAAGCGAAGCAACAAGAATTGCTAGATGATTCTATTATAACTTATAAACTAGTAAGACTTCCAGAGAATATAAAATGGCAAAAGTAAATACAGATGTAGATATTGATGTGTTCGATAGAGATATTCTACTGGATAAATTAAAGCATGTTGCAGCACGTATCAAACGTGAAGATGGATATGTGAAGCACAACACAGGTGTTTATTTTCAACGAATTCCGTACGATCCATTGACCAACATCGCAACTATCGACCACAAAGATGCGAACGACATTGGATATATGAAGATTGACTTTTTGAACAACAGTGTATACAAAGGCGTGCGTGACGAAGATCATCTAAATACTTTGATAGCAGCAACTCCGCAATGGGATTTGTTAGAACACGAAGACATCATAAAAAATCTCGTACACATACACGATTATGTTGACCTTGTTAGGCGACTAAAGCCGCGAACATTGCCGAGATTAGCTATGGTGCTTGCTATTATTCGTCCAGGTAAGGCGATGCTGAGAAATGAAGACTGGATAGAAATTGAAAGGGATGTTTGGGAGAAACCGACTGATGGCAGCTACTATTTCAAAAAGTCACACGCACATGCATTCGCGCTATCAATTATTGTGCAGTTGAATTTGATGGTCGAACAAGCGATGCAAACAGTATGAATATGCAAGACCGAAAAGATTACGATGTTGAAGTTGGCGAACCGTATCTCTCTAAAGATATAGACGGCAAGTACGTAATTTTACAAGATGAAACATTAACTATGCGTGGTAAAAATAGTCATCCTATCGACCAAGTAGTTATGCATTCTGCTGAAATTCTTATAGATCCTGATCCGTCTGATGCAGAAATATTTAGAATGAAATTGAAGGGTGCTATTCGTGGATCTTGGCCATTTTAAGATTTATACGGTACGAGATTGCCTTGAGCATCAAGCGAATACTCGGCGGCGGCATGAATAAATCCATTACTATTCTGTGCTGCCTTATCAATCACTGTTAGCATTCTAACGCAAGCTTCAATCTTCTTTTGTCCTAGCAATACTGATGAGCGAATAGCTATACGTTGTAGACGATTATATGGTACTAATTTAGCATGTTCAGCAGAATACTGCTTTAATATTGCTTCAATTTTTTCACGATGTTGTTGCTCATCAAAGTCAGGATCTTTTTCTTTACGATAGCTAATGTTCGCTCGCATGTTTTCTTCATGCTCACGCATAAAACCATACGGACTTGTAAGAACGCCTAACGTCTTTTTCGTTTTTTCTCTAGCAATGCCAGGATAAAAGCTTCCGTAATTAGCATGATGAGTCATTCGATGTATAATATCGCCAACGTGTTCAAGCGCGAAACTATAAACTCCGCCGCCGAGTAAGTGTTGTGCTTTTACCATAATTCGTTCAGGCAAGCCACGCTGCTCGTCACCCAAATTAGAAAATGCTTGTGCTACATTATCAGGAAGATGTAAAGGATTATTGTCACTTTCAACTAACTGTTGTAGTCTCACCTGTTTACTCGCTTGCCTGAATCAGTAAATACTGTTTTGTGTCGATCACACTTAAGGCATCGCATATTGTTTATTGTTCTATTCGTTTTTCCTTCTCTGCTTGTGCCGCCTGCAAATGTATAATCATGTCGAGTCCCATCTGGGCACCGTACATAATCTCTTTTCTGCATTCCGATTTCGTATAATCTCATGTGCCAATTTTACGCTTCAACCTTACTTGTGTAGCGAATCCCATTCCTGGAACTGTACTGCCAACTTTCCAACCAAACCAAATCTCACTATACGTACCATCATCATTAAGCCATACACGACGATAGCCAGCGAATGTGCCCCTGTAGCTCCAGCGCGATGCTGATGTTATATCAGCTATAATTAAATCGTGAGCTTCCATGCTCGGTTGTTGCCATCCCTCTATATTAAATTCTTTATCATCATCAAACAAGAAACGCATATTATTCAGGGGATTGCGTATAGAGTACCACCACCAACGAGGAAATAGTTTCTTATACCAAAAATTTTGTACGTAACGATCAAACCAATCAGGATAGCCTTCTTCTTTGTTTCCGTAAAGGGGAAATGTTTTCATATCTACTTTGAATAGTAGCGCAAGTGGTATCACAACAAACGCACCAATCGGAATTAATCCGACGGGTAACAATGCCTGCCACCATGTTAAATCAACAAACGGCCATACCATAATTAACGGGAAAACAAACATCAAAGTGATTACCACCCATTGTATGATGTGCAATAATTTTACTATTGGATTCATTCCTGCGCTCCTGCATAATCTATTGGTTTATGTAGAGAATGCATATTTGCAATAGTTTCTTTATCGTAATCATCCATCTTTGCCATAGAACCAATGTCGGCCCCGTGATAATCTAATACGTATCCAGAGTCGCCGCGCCTTCCGTAAACATTCTTGTCTTCAAATTCGCCACTCTCATAGTCTGCCGCAAGTTTGTCAGCAATTTGCATAGCTTTTTCATACTCAGGAATATTGATAGCTACAACGCGCCCACCATCACCTTTCGGCTTATATCGGCCGTTGCCGTCTTCGGGTGCTCCTTCTCCATACCATTCCCATGATTGTGCAGTCCACGCAACATAATACGGAGCATCTTTCATGTCTTGTTCTTTTTCGCCACGGTCGATATTGTAATCGTCCATTGCTGGATCATCGCGGTGAACAGCAACTTCCATAATTTCTTTAAATCTCATAACCCAAAATCCTCATTAAATGCTTTTTGTTCTTCGTCGTTGAACGGTTCTACTTGTCTCGTATACGCCTCAACTTCATATTTGTTTTCTTCATATCCGTTCTTTGCACTCTCAACTAAATATAGAAAATAAAATTTGAGCCAGCCTAGCTTACGGACTTGTTCAATATGAATATATTCGTGCTTGAATAATTGCTCAGGCTCTTTTCTATACGTCTTAATACCAGCGACAGTACTAGAAAATAGAATAAACGGATATAGAGTAATCGCTCCTACATTGAGTAGCTGTGGAATCCAGTTGTTGTATTTGCGTCTTATTTTCATTTGTAAAACTTGGGATCATCGTGATCCTCAAAGCCTTCATATTCTTTGCCGATGTCTGCTTTTGCTGCATCAAACAATCTATTGGCTTGCTGCAAATTAGCTATGATATTTTCAATACTCGCTGCTGATGCAGTATTGTCTTCATCTTTAAGACGTATTACAAAACCTTCCAAACGCCATAACAAGTCTTCATTTCTGCGCTTTAGTCCAGCAATAGCTTTATCTTGCCATGCTTTAGATGCAACAGGAATCCCATGCTGGCTCTTTTTCTCAGCCTCTTCTATAGCTTCCATCAGTTTTCGCATTTCATTCATCGTATTATTCCTATTGTAATACGTGTATTTATCGAAGAACTACTTTTTTACTAGCTGTATCTGCCTGCGCTTGATGCGTTTTTGGAATAGGTTGTTGAGGGATGTGATTGGGCCGAAGAGGACTTCTGTATTCTTGTGCGCTACGGTACGAATGTACGGTTTGTATGGCGCCATTTGGCCTTGAAGGAATATATTTATGGGCAGTAATCTATTAGATTCGAACCACCATATTTCTCCTAACTCTAGAAATAATTTCTTTTCGTTTGGTTCGTTAATTGAATTGAAATCATAAAAACTTAAGATTTTATCATCGGAATTCTGAATGATGCAAACGTATTCTATCTCTACAGTTTTAACGCAACTAAGGTACGGAAATTGCTCCTGTATTTGCTCTAGCTCACTCGGTTCCATGAAATTTGTCCCTTTAATGTAGTCACAGCGAATATTTATTATAATGCGGAAACTGGATATGTTTTTTTGTGGTAAGAAATAGGCAAATGACGATAAATACTAGCATGGTAGACAACATTATAAAATTATTCCACTACGAAAATCGCCTCGATCTCATGTATGTGGATTCGCAACTCAAAGGATATGGTACCGTGAATAATAGCCCACTAAATAAAAAAATATTTCGTATACATAAAGGGGTAGACAATGTCCTGAGATTTAGAGTTCTAAATCCAGATCGCAAACGTGTTTCAGTAGATCACTTGTCAATTCGTGCGAGATTTATCAGTAATGAAAACCAGGAACGGGTATTAGATCGTTTTGCTGATACTGTTCCGAACAGTAAGGGCGATGTTCGACTCACGATTTATGAAGCTGATTTAGTTGACATTGCGGCGGGATTCTACAGCCTAGTCATTACTGGTGAGGAAGAAATGATTTCAGGTCTTGCTGCAGGAGAAAACATGCAGACTCCGTTCTTCCTAGATAATGCAGGTGATATAGTTGCTACAGTTGAGGTTGTAGCAGGAGCAGATGTAACACCAAGAGAGTCAGTTGAACTCCTACCAACAAATTGGACAGTTACTACAAACGAGACACCTGGATTTACACGATACATCAGTTCCTCAATCCCAGGAGCACGATTACAAAATTACACAAACTCAGTACATTCATTTTCAGCAGCATCGACTGGTTGGACAGGAACACTTGAGGTTCGTGCAACGCTAGATCACATTCCGACAGGCGATGTCAATGATTATTTTCCTATAGACATCACATCAGGTACAAACATAATTACATTTGATGATTTCACAGGAATAACATCGCATACGTTTGAAGCAAATTTCATGTGGATGATATTTGTATATGAAACTGAAAATGCTCTTCCATCAAATGGTACGCTTGATAAGGTGCTTGTACGATAAAGATATTTGTGTTATAATATACAGATGGCAGTTCAGGATTTTCTACACGATTCAATTTCCCAGCACATAGGTATGCTCAAGTCAACGCCTAGCGGATGGCAAAAGCGGAACTGTATGCTATGCCATCTTCGCGGGCATGGTGCTGACAAACGAGAAAGATTTGGAATCCTATACACGCACGACGGCGGCGTTACTGTAAATTGTTTCAACTGTGGATTTATGACTGGCTGGAAACCTTCTTCTCAGCTTGGCGAAAAAATGGGATTTTTCTTGGAGGCAATCGGTGTACCAGAAGAGGATGTAAAGCGTCTTACGTTTGAAGCGTACCGTGAAGCACATAACAGACAAACAAAAGAATTTGTACTCAAAGGTTCAATCACAGCGAAGTGGAAAGAGATAGACTTCTTAGAAGATTGTCACTCGTTGAGATTTTGGGGAGAACAAGGCTGTGAAGATAAAGATTTTTTGCAGATTGTAAACTATGCACACAGTAGGAACATGCTTGACCTAGATAAAATGTATTGGACGCCGAGTAAAGGTAAAAAAGAACGCACATTCAACAGACGATTCGTAATTCCGTACACATACAAAAATAAAATCGTTGGTTGGACAGGTAGACTCGCATCTGACTCACCGAACAAGTCAGTTCCAAAATATATGAGTGAAATGCCTATCTCATATATTTATGGCATGGATAATCAACAAGATTACGAGAAAAAGTTTATTATTATCAGCGAAGGCATTATGGATGCAGTCATTACTGATGGCATCGGACTCTTGCACAATAAAATCAACCCCGACCAAGTAGCTTTACTAAATAGTCTGCCTGCGCAGAAAATACTCTGCCCAGATAGAGATAAGGATGGCCATGGATTAATAGAAACAGCAATTGAAAACAAATGGAGCGTAGCTTTTCCGAAATGGGGTCGCAATGCTCAAGGCAATCCTGTCAAGGACGCAGCAGAAGCAGCAGAAACATATGGACAACTACTAACAATAAAAAGCATAATAGATTCTAGAGAATCTAATTCGTTTAACATACGAATTAACAGAAAACTAGATGAAAGCAATTACGGATACTAATAATGACAACAGACATAAAAGAATATAACAAAGATGCAGAAGACCTATTCATTCAATTTTTATACAGCGACCCAGAGACATTTGTTCGAGTAAAGAACATCATAAGTCCATCATTCTTCGAAAATTTAGATAATAAAAAGGTCGTTGCGTTTTTACTTGAGTATACAAACAAGCAATCATCGCTACCAACACTAGACCAAGTGAGAGCGATTGCAGGAACAACGATTGAACCAATTGATGGCATCAATAATGAGCATGTAGACTGGTTCATGGGCGAGTTTGAAATATTCTGCCAACAAAAAGCAGCAAAAGAAGCAGTATACGCTTCGATGAAGCTTATTGACGATAATAACTTGGGCGAAGTAGTAGACCGCCTCAAGAAAGCGTCTGAATTAGCGATTGTAAAAGACTTAGGCATCAATTACTTCGAAGCACCTGCTGACCGACTAAAGAAAATGCGTGATAACAGTAAAATGGTCAGTACAGGTTGGAAGAGTATTGATAAAAAGCTATATGGTGGTCTAGAAAAAGGCACACTAACAATTTGGGCTGGACAATCAGGTGCAGGTAAGAGTTTGTTCTTACAGAACCAAGCATTGAATTGGGCAGAAATGGGATTGAACACAATTTACATCACGCTGGAGCTTAGTGAGTCGTTAACGTCAATGCGTATTGACGCAATGACTTCAGGATACAGTACAAGAGATATTATGAAGAACATCGAAGACGTTGATCTTCGTGTTCGTACATTTCAGAAGAAAAACAGCAGCGGCTCGCTGCAAATCAAGCAACTTCCGAATGGAAGTACTGCAAATGACATTCGTGCATACATTAAAGAGTATGAAATACAGACAAAACGCAAAGTTGATGCTGTATTGGTCGATTACTTAGACTTGTGCGCGCCGCTAGACAAGCGTGTAAGTCCATCTGATATGTTTGTGAAGGACAAGTACGTTTCTGAGGAGTTGCGTAACATTGCAATAGATTTAGACGTACTCATGGTCACAGCAAGCCAGCTAAATCGCGGCTCACACGATGAAATTGAGTTTAGTCACGCACATATAGCTGGCGGTATCTCAAAGATCAATACAGCAGATAACGTGATTGCAATTTTTACGACAATTTCTATGAAGGAAAGCGGTCGGTATCAGATTCAGTTTATGAAAACACGATCTTCGGCTGGTGTTGGTAGTAAAGTGGATCTCAAATTCAATATATCATCATTGCGTATTCTGGATTTAGAAGAAGGCGAAGCAGATACAGTCACCTCGACAGCAGAAAATATACTTGGGTCATTGAAAAAGTCTAATATCGTAACTGACATTCAAGAAACTGTAGGCGAGAACGCAAATCGCACTGGTGCAGCAGTAAAACAGTCAGCAAAATCTCTACGAGACCTTGTTAAGAACCGCAACATTTAAATAGCTGCTTCCTAGCCACTTTTTTGATAAATACACTTGTTACTAAGACAAGGAATTTAGTGTGGATAAAAACAAACTTAAATTGCACCAAAGCTCTCGCTCTATATTAGAGGAATTGCAGCGTGCGGTACCATCTAAAACTAAAGAACACGTAGTAGAATCTCGTGGTCACCACATAATCTCATCTGCCGTGCATTTTTTGGATGTATTGACAGAGAACTACACAGACGAAGAGGCTGAACAAATCACACGTAGATTCCTTAGTGCTATCCGCGGCGGCGACCCACAACGCTTTATCCGCTCGGTGCGCAAAATTCGTGAAGCCAAACAGGAGAAGAAGGGAAATGAGATTTAATAAGGGAATATTAGCAGCAGGACTATTGTCTATGTTGTTTTTAACAAGTTGTGAACCAAGTGAAACAAAAGGATTGCCTGAAGACTTTGATAG